AGTTAAAAACTTAACTCATTATCGTGATAATTATAATGATGGTTCTGCAAGTGTCGGTGAATACGGTGCTAGATATGCAGGGGCTTTAGGTAATAGTTTAAAAATTAGTTCTTGTGGTAGTGCAGCAGCTTATGCTGCAACAACGGTTACAACAACTAATGGTACAGCTACTATAGCGACTGGATCAGTTCCAGTTACTTTAGGTGAAAAGTTCGTTGTTGGAGATATTATCACAGCCATTGGTTCTGATGTTAAAAGATATAAAATATCTGCGATTGCTTTTGACTCTGGATCTGCTGGAGCCGCAACAGTAACTATTGCACAAGAAAATGACTCCACTCAATATTTAGCAGCTGACGTAGCAAGTGGCGCTAGTATTTCAAGAGAGTGGGAATATGCAGCACAATTTAATGGAGCTCCAGGAACATCTAGCTATGCGGCTGGTCGTTCTTCTGCGGGTTCTGCTGATGAGTTGCACATTATAGTCATTGATGAAGATGGTCTTCTTTCTGGAGTTGTTGGTACAGTTCTAGAAAAATTTGAAGCGGTATCAAAAGCTTCAGATGCAAAAGACGATTTTGGTGCATCAAATTACTACCTGAATGTTATCGAAAATACTAGTGAATATATTTACTGGTTAGATCATAGTTCTACTTGGACTTCAGCTGGTACAGCTGCTGCAGGTGTAACTTTTGGTGGTGGTACAATACCTGAATTCCGTTCGTTTACGGATGGTGCTGATGGTAACCAACCAACTACGGGTCAAAAAATAACAGCATGGGATACACATTTCGGTAGTGCCGAAAACACAGATATTTCTTTAATGATATCAGGAAGTCCTCAAGCCGATAATGGCTCAGGCACTGCAGTTGCAACGAGAGCCGAAGCAACTAGTTTTTATAATCAATTAATGAACATCGCTCAAACAAGGAAAGATTGCGTCGTATTCTTTTCTCCAATAAGGTCTGATGTTGTAAACTCTGGAACTTCCGGAGCGAGTAACACAGTTACCACAGCGGATACATTAAATAGTTCGTCATATGCTGTTATGGACAGCAATTGGCTATACATTTACGACAGGTATAATGACAGATATTGTTATGTACCAGCAAACGGAGCCACAGCAGGACTGTGTGCTAGAACCGATTACACAAATGATGCATGGTGGTCGCCTGCAGGATTTAGTCGGGGTCAAATTTTTGGTGTGACTAAATTGGCTTATAATCCAACTAAATCTAATAGAGATGATCTCTATAAGAAAAGGATTAATCCAATTGTTACATTTCCAGGACAAGGAACATTGTTATTCGGGGATAAAACTCTGATGTCTAATGACGGTAGTGCATTCAGTAGAATCAATGTTCGTAGATTGTTCATAGTACTAGAGAAAGCAATATCTAATGCTTCTAAATTCCAATTGTTTGAATTTAACGATTCATTTACAAGAGCTAATTTTAGAGCTATGGTAGAGCCTTTCTTGCGACAAGTACAAGGTCGTAGAGGAATTTACGATTTTAGAGTTATTTGTGACGAAACAAATAACACAGGGGCCGTAATTGATTCAAATCAATTCGTAGCAGCTATATTTATTAAACCTGCTCGAAGTATCAATTTCATAACATTAACCTTTGTAGCATCCAGAACTGGTGTAGATTTCGAAGAAGTCTACGGCGCAGCTGGTATTGCACAAGAAGGCGCAGCATAAGGAGGTAAATCATGGCAACAATTAATCAATTTAAAGCCAACCTCGTTGGGGCTGGACCAAGAAATAATAGATTTGAGGTCTTTATTCCTAGAGCAGGTAGTAAAATTCAATTTTTATGTACAACTGCAAGTTTGCCTGGTCAAACTATAGGTGAAACAGAAATCAAATACAAGGGGTTAACCATTAAATTAGCAGGTGACAGAACATTTGAGAACTGGGAAGTAGGCATTTATAATGATACTGACTGGACATCAAGGACTGCACTTGAAGATTGGATGGAAGACATTGTACCGAAAGCTAATAGCTTAGGTCCTGTCGGATATGAATACATGGTAGATAAAGCAACTGTATCACAATTAGGTAGAGATGACTCAGTCATAGCAACATATGAATTTTATAATATGTGGCCGACTGTACTCGCTCCTATTGAGTTAGCTACAACTGGTGGTGACGAAATTGAAACCACAACAGTAACATTTGCATATTCACATTTTGAAAGAGCTTAATGAGCTTCTTCTGAATGATATAAATATATAATATGGAACTCTTTGGATACGAGATAAAACGGAAGTCGAGCGAAACTAAAGCACGTAGTTTCGTTCCACCTTCCAATGATGGAGCCGTCATTGAAGTCGGAAAAGACTTTGGAATGGGCGGTTTCGCCGCATCTGGTGGTGTCATTGGTCAATTTATCGACATGGAAGGCGGGATTAAAACCGAAGCCGACCTAGTTGCTAGATATAGAACAATGGCCTTAGTTCCAGAATGTGATAGCGCGATTGAAGATATTGTAAATGAATCAATATCTACAAACGATTTAGAAGGTCCGGTGTCCATTAACTTAGATAGAGTTAATAAAATACCGGACGCTACTAAAAAGAAGATTCGTAATGAATTTGATGAAGTTCTTACATTATTAGGATTTAGGGATTTATCCCATGACATATACAGAAAATGGTATGTCGATGGAAGATTGTATTATCATAAGATGGTTGATCCTGAAAGACCGAAAAAAGGAATTCAAGGGTTACGACCCATTGACCCACAAAAGATTCGTAAGATTCGTGAGGTCGAAAAGAAAAAGGATAAAAAGTCGCAGGTTGAATTAGTTAAAAATATAGAAGAATATTATATTTTTAATGATGAAGGGTTTGATAAGTCTGGTAATAATACAGGCCAAACCATTAGAATACACCCTGACGCTGTATGTCATATAACTTCCGGGTTACTTGACTACAACAAGACAATGGTAGTTGGTTATATGCATAAGGCCATGAAGGTCGTAAACCAACTAAGAATGTTAGAAGATGCACTTGTTATCTATAGGATATCAAGAGCACCTGAAAGAAGAATCTTCTACATTGATGTAGGTAACTTACCTAAAGCGAGAGCTGAACAGTATTTGAAAGAAGTTCAGACTAGTTATCGTAACAAGTTAGTGTATAACGCTGACACAGGTGAGATAAAAGATGACAGAAAGCATATGAATATGCTTGAAGATTTCTGGTTACCTAGACGAGAAGGTGGAAGAGGAACAGAGATTACTACTTTACCAGGTGGACAAAATCTCGGAGAAATTGAAGATATTTTATATTTTCAAAAGAAATTGTACAAGGCATTAAATGTTCCAATTTCTAGATTAGAAACCGAGACAGCATTCGCGATAGGTAGAGCAACTGAAATTTCTAGAGATGAAGTTAAGTTTGCTAGATTTATAGATAGACTTAGACTTAAATTCTCTAGACTATTTGATGATATTTTGAAAACTCAACTTCTGTTGAAAAATTTGATAACAGAAGATGATTGGTCAAAAATGAAAGAGTATATATCTTATGACTTTCAAAAAGATGGTCATTTTGTAGAACTCAAAGATGCAGAGATATTGAGAGAAAGAATTCAAACTTTGGATACGATGGATCAATATGTTGGTAAATATTTCTCAGAACAATGGATAAGAAAGAATGTTCTTAGACAATCTGAAGATGAAATAGCAGCAATTGATAAAGAAATTAAACAACAAGGCGCTGTAGGATTAGGGCCTGATGATGATCTACCAGATCCCGAAGATTGGGATATGGGTGGAGATGATTCTCAGGACGATACAGGCGACCAAAATGGAGTAAATGATGGCTAAAAAAGCAAGAGAATTTGTTGATCAAGTAACTTCCGGTGAGAATATACAAGCTGGAGATACTTTTAAGAGTATGATGCAAGATAAACAATTAGATGCTATTGATTTGAAGCGTGTTGAAGCACAACTTGATTGGTTAAATCAACAAGAAAAATCCGAGGAATAGTAAAAATGGACTATGAAAGTAGTTGGACACAACCCGGAGAAGGGTTCGTAAATATTCAAGAAGCAGTAGCTAATGTTGTTGTAACTGGATTAAATTCTAGTCAGGCGAGAAAATTAGCATCATGGTTACCTGATTTAATAAGGACTGAAAGAAAAGCTAAAAAATTTAGTTCAGCATCTAGAGACGCTGAAAAAAGAGTTTCAATTAAAGGTACTAATGTCTTTATAAGTAATCCGGGTTCAGGAACTGATACATTTTATATTGAACAAATGATAAAAAAACAATTAGCAGATTGGAAAATGAGAGGTAAAGTCTCTAGTTCCACTCATGTTCAGAGGTAAGAGTAATGAATTACGAAAATAGTTGGACACAACCTGGTGTACTAAGAGGAAACTTTTTAAATGAGGCTGTAAGTCTTAAATGGAAACAGACTAATTATGATAATCCACAAAGATTTGAAACAGAACATAAAGGTCAAAAAATGACTTTAGAGTGGTTCAAGGGTGATTCTATGAAGAAAGGTGGTACGATGCATATTAAGGGTAATGGAGCACCAGCAAAAGAAGTAGCTACTGCAGTTGCTAAACATTTCGCAGGTCAAAGAATTATTACACTTAATGGTAGAGTTTTTTCTACGAAAGTAGCAGGTTTCAATGATAGATCACCTGACGATTATACAACATATCGACCAGGTTGGAAAAAGAGTTGGAATTTCTCAGCGTGAAGTCATTTAAAGAACTAAGAACTCAATTAGATGAAATCAATTTCAAAGCTGATGCTAAGAAATTAGAGATTTCAAGGACTAAGATAAAGAAAACAGATGTATTTTATCATGCTGAGAAGAAAGGTTCTAAGAAAGTTAGAGTTTGGGTCAAACCTAAGTCAGCTAGAGAACCAGAAGAACTTGGTGTTTTTAAGGATATGAAAACGGCTGAAAAATCAGCTAGTCAATTTGTTAAACTTATGGGTGAAGATGTAACTGAAGGAATGGATTTTCC